GCATCCACCACAAGGATTTGACTTCCTTCGTTGATGACATAGGAATTGCCAAGCACACCGTTGATTTGAGCGGTGGCTTGGGCAAGTTCCGTCTGCAACAGACTCTGTGTTTCCTTCGCAACCTCGTCAGTATGCTTGTTAGCTTCTGCTGTGATGGTCTGCGAGAGGTTTTTCAACTCGTTCTTGAAATTGCCAAACTCAATCTTGGTATATTTATTCCTGATGGCATCATACTTGACAGAAATCACATCGGTCAGGATGTCCACCTTGCACTTTGGATGCTTGACATGGATGGTGTCACCCACATCACTCACATTGTCGATGCTTGAAGACACCGAATAGTTGACCTTTGGCATTTTGTTGGCTTCGATGTAGGCATCTGCCTGTGCGTGAAGCCAGGTTTTAATAGTTGAATGGAATTCCTCTGTGCTGGCAAATTCCTCGGCATCGAAACTGTGTTCAAACTTGACAACTTTTGTGTATGGCACATCATATAGTTGCTCCGTTGTACTCACATAGGTATCATCAAGCATGATTGCAGATTCTCCGTCTGTGGTATACGGCAAAACCTTGGTGCAAACACCATCCCAATCCTCTTTGACCTGAATGCTTGTGATGTTTTTGCCAACCGCCAGCACAACACCCCTGTCCTCGCCACACCTTGCCTTGATTCCAAGTGTCCAGTTGTCACGATACCAATGACCGCCATATTTATCCTCGCCTAAAAGCAACCCATAGACCTCATACAGAGTCTTGCGGATGGCTCTTGTGGAGCAAATGGTGGTGATGTCACTCAGGGTGGTGAAGGGAGATGGGACATCCGTGCCATCATTGAAGTGTGCAAGAGCATCATTGCAGTTTTTATCCACCGCATAGGAATCCTTGATGATGTAATTCTTCGCATCATAGGACAGATGCCATGCCTTGACAGAAACCTTCTTGTTTTTGACCGTGGGATTGGTCATGCGGAATCCCTGGACACCCCAAGGTGTAGGGATTCGCACAATCAAGCCGTTCTGGTAAAAGTCAAGGTTCTCAATGGTGTCCTCAAGTTCCGCATAATAGTCACCATTGTCCTTTTTTGTGATGTCTGCAACCAAAGGATGCAAAATCTTGATTCCGTTATGGTTGAACAGCCTTTCGTTGCTGTCATAGACCTTTATCATCACAACCACCTACTTCTCGGTAAGATTTCGATGCTTTCCACATATCCAGACCACTCAATTTTGTTCGTGCCAACCAGCAGAACAGGGAATTCTCCGTTCATGTTGCGGTTCTTAAGCACATTGCCAAGGTATGCATCCTCTTTTTCGCTGTCAATGACCACTTCTCTCTCGCCTTCAGGGAAGGTGTAGTCAAAAAAATGGATGCCGTTGACGGAGATGCCCACAGTTCCGCTACCACGAAGTTCCATTCTCGGCTTGCTGTTCTCCAGACCTTCGTTGAACACTTCAAAAGTCTTGAAATACTCCAGTTTCATGTGGGCATTCCCATCGTTCGTGATGGTGGTCTGCTCGTTTAGTGTTTTGTATGTTGCGATTTCTTCCTCGGTCAAGGCGGTTTCAACTGGTGTGGCAAGGCAACACACAAGTTCTACTGGTGTGCCATTTGCAATTTGATTAGAAAGAAATTCTTGCCATTTGCTCACACTATTTGATACATGATAAAAACCAAAGCCTACAGACCCACCAAAGAAATAACCGCTCCCACTCGTTGTGCCTCGGACAAAATGGCTACAATAAGGTGTCCCAACGGATGCACTCCCAAGAATAGAATGGTGTAAAACGAAATACTTTTTGTTGTTTTCGTACTCCCAGCCTTCAGTACCATCAAGAATTTTTACACAAACCCTCTGCACATACACACCCTTTGCGAGGTCAATCTCGTCACAGATCCATTGCTGACCATTTGCATCGGTGTAGTTGCCACCAGATGTAACAGGGATGCCACGCAGACCATTGGGTGTTGCAATGGTCATGCTCTGTTCGCCAACATCCACAGTAATGCTACCGCTCTCACCGATGCTCACAAGTTCCACAGGGGAATCAGGTGTGGGTGTGCCGTTCTGTGTAGTTTTGCCGTAGATGCTGAAGTATCTCTGTTTGGCATCACCAACATCAGGCACAACGATGCTTGTGCCTGTGGCTGTGATGGCTTGTGGCTCGTTGTGGGCTTCGTTGTACTTGTGCTTGAAAGGTTGCACTCTAAAGGTCACAACAGCCGTCCTGAACCGCAGAAGGCGGTTATAGTCTATCTGTCCAATGACCTTTGCAGTATAAACCTTGTCAGGCTCATTGCTGAATACAATCTCGCCTTCGCCTGTGAAGTATTTGATGACCTTGTTGATGTCAAAGTTGCCACGCAGACCAATGGAGATGGATTTGTCATAAGCACCAAAACCAAGATCCTCGCTGATGCTCCCATCTCTGCCGTCAATGGTGGTTTCTTTCACTCTCAAAGGCGGTTTGGTGATGGGTGGTAGTTCGCAAATGAGCAAGCCATCAATCGTGGTGCTTGGTACACCTTTCCAGATAATCGTATTCATTATGCGAACACCGCCCTTTCAACAACATCGGTGACAAAGCCACCCATTTCTCGGTCATCCATGACCACTTTCACCTCGGTCAATGCCTGTTTGAATGCGGAAACCATCATGTCATAGGTGGACAGCTGCGTGTTGCCAGATGCCATGTTCGTGTTGATGTCTGCATCAAATTCGGTTGGAATTGCCCCTTGCATATCAGCAGAAACATCTGCCATTGTATCAGCGAAGCCTTCACCGACACCCAAGGCAAGGTTTTTGCCGACCTCGTCTTTGAACACAGTAGAAGGTGAATGGATGCCGAAGAATGACTTGATGCCGTTCAGCACGGATTGACCAAATCCCTTGATTTTACTAAGAATCCAACTAGTTGCATTGTTGATGCCGTTCCACAATCCCTTGACCAAGTTCAAGCCAACATCTCCAACCTTACTGATTCCGCTTGAAAGTCCGTTGACGATGCTGGTGATAATCTTCGGTAGTTGCTTTGCCAGTTCCACAATGATGACAGGGATTGCTTCAACGATTCCCATGAACAACTTGATTGCACCTTCAATCAAATCAGGAAGTCTGTCAATCAAGGTATCAATGATGGCAAAAACAATCTGTGGCAAATCTTCCACCAGCACAGAAACGATGGTGGGGATTGCTTCAACGATTGCCATGTACAACTGAATTGCACTCTCCAGAAGTAAGGGAAGTGCATCAAGCACAGCATCAATGATTGTGTTGATGATGTTGGGGAGTTCCTCGACCAAGGTTTCAATGATGACAGGGATCGCATTGACGATTGCCATAAACAATTCAATAGCTGCCTGAATGACGATGGGAATTGCAGAAAGCAAACTACTAATAATCGTTTGAATCAAACTCGGCAATGCTCGAACGAGGTTCTGGATTATCGTGGGCAATGCCTTGACAATGCCGATAACCATTTGCAGAACCGCATCAATCAGCAAGGGCAACATCTCAAACAGTTTCTCAATCAGGACAGGAATCATCCCAATGACCGTTTCAATGATTTGAGGCAAACTCTCAGCCAACGCAGAAATGATGTTGACAACCATTTCAAGCAAGGACTCAATCAACACAGGAATCATCGCAACCAATGCGTTGATGATGTCAGGAATCAACTCTGTGACCATAGTCACAATGGCTGGCAACTGTTGTGCAAGGACGGTCAGCAACTGCGGAACAATCGCAAGAACCGAATTGATTATTTTGGGCAGATTCTCTGTTATCACAACCACAATGTTTGTGAACAGATTCATTACCAAATCAATCAGTCCTGGGAGCATTGCGGAAACACCTTCGACCATTTCGCTGACTTGTTCGCTTATCATGGTCATGGCACTTTCGATGCCACCTTCATCACCAGAGATGATTGCAGAAAGCAGTTTGTTGAAAGATCCAGCCAAAGCATTGACACCTTCCATCGCATCACCCATTGCTGGAGCAAATGCGGATGCCAAAATGTTCTTGGTGGAATCCGTTGTGCTGGAGAATATCTGCATTTGGTCATCCAAAGCACCCAATGCTTGCAGACCTTCACCGCCAAGGACAGCACCCATGTCAACCGCCATCTGCGTGTACTCGGCAACACCTTCACTTCCCATCTCAATGATGGTGTTCAGGTCTTGTGCCTTCTTGCCAAACAGTTCCATTGCAAGGGCATCTCGCTCAGTTTCGTTTTCAATGCCCTTTAGTGCATCGACAGTTTCCCAATACACGGCTTCGCTGTCACGCAAGTTGCCATTTGCATCGGTAACAGTTACACCAAGTTTCTTGTAGGCTTCTACATACTTTGCACCGCCTTTTTGTGCTTCGCTCATTGCCTTGACATTTTTCGCCATCGAACCAGTTAAGGTTTCCATGGAAACATCGGTCAGTTCTGCCACGGCATTGTATTTCTCAAGGGTGTCGGTGGAAAGTCCTGTCTGTGCCGATAATGTCAGGATGTTGTCAGCATAAGCTGCACCAGCCGTCAGGCATTCGCCCATTGCACTACCGATTGCCTTGAACCCATCTGCTAAAGCGGACAGACCACTCTTGATTAAATCACTAATCAAGTTCGCCTTGATGATGTCACCCAATGTCAAGGATTCCTTTTGTGCCTTCTTCTCGGCTTCTGCCATTTCCTCAATGGACTTGTAACCCTTGCGTGTGGCTTCTTCGGTTTCGTTCATCAGCTGCGTGTTGGTGTCGCACTCTCGGTTCAACTTGTTCAGTTCTGCTTGGGCATTGTTCAATTCGGTCTGCCACTTTTTTGTGGTTTCGCTGTTCTCGCCTGTTTCCTGTGCCGACTTTGCAAGTGCATCCTTCAGGATGCCGACCTTTTTTTCCTGTTCCTCAATCTTCTTGTTGAGGACTTCGTTTTGCGAAGAAAGGTTTTCAACGGACTTGTCATTCTTATCGTACTGTGAAGTGACGGACTTCATCTCGCTGTTCAGCACCTTCAGGTTGCTGGAAATCTCGCTCAATGCTTTCCTGTATTCACTCTCGCCAGTAAGTTTGACAGTACCGCCAAAACTGCTCATAAGCATTTCCCCCTTTCTGTTTTAATCAGGCAGAAACTCACCTTGATGGTCGATGTAATCTTCCACTTCGTGATAGGATCTGCCACTCAGTTTGAAATCGTAGTTATTTTTGTAATGCTTATACATAAGCATCAGCCTTTTGAAGGTCATCCGTCCAACTTCATGGTCGGTGTACCCCAACAGGCAATGCCCAATGAAATACAACCACGAAAAGTCAACCTCTGCGGTTTCGTCTTCGTGGATTACTCGTTTTTTGATTCACCATCAGCTTTCACAGATGCGACGGTAATCTCCTGAATAGCGGAAACAATCTCTTGGATGCCAACCTCGGTCATAATTCTGCCGACTTGCTTTGCGGTCAGCATCGGCTCTTTCGTGCCGTTGCTCTCGTTCTCCATATCAATGCCTTCATTCAACATTGCCATGACACCGCACTTCAGGTCTTTGACCTTCGGCTCTCCTTCACCCTGTGTCACTTTGCCCCACGCATCAAGCGAACCATAATGCTCCTGAATCTCTTCCATGACATTCAGGTTAAAAGCAAGAGGATATTTCTTGCCATCAGCTTCGATATATACAACCGTGTTTTTCATTTCAATTCTCCAATCTAACAGAATAAGGGCAGATTGTTACATCTGCCCTTGCTCGTTTCGTTTGTCTTACGCAACAGGAGTCAGGCACTCATCAAGATATGCCTCGGCTTCTGCTTCGGTGGCGAAGGTCTGGTGCTTCTCCCAAGTGCCAGCGGTCATGCCGTTGAAGTCAGCATCAAGGGGGAACACGGTGCCTTCAATTGCAGTAGTGCCAAACTCGACACTCTCACCCCTGGTCTTGGCATCTGTGGTGATTTTCGTCCACTTCACTCTGGGGAAGAATTCGACCTTGTACTTGCGGACACCATTCACCATCTTGGTGACGATGTGACCATAGCCAAACTCAGGAGCGGTGTCACCTACCTTCTTGACAACCTCGTCCTCGGTGATGGTGTTGCCCATCAGTTCAGCTTCTTTCTTGTCATCATCATTTGCAACGGTGATGGAAAGAGTACCCTTCTTAAAAGAGTAATCGCATTCTGCCAGAACATCATCCGCATACAGTTCAGCGGAATTGTACTCGGCAGAGAATTTTTCATCGATGACCTTTTCCAAGCAAGGCACAGCACCTTCAACAGCTGCATACTTCTTGGTTTCGGTATCAATCTTGTTGTACTTGCCCTTCTTAAAGCCAATTCGTGCCATTATAAGTTCCTCTCTTTCTCAAATGAGATAGTTCTGTGGTACAGTTCGGTGTCTTCCTCATACATTTCAGGGGAATCTCCTGTCCATACCCATTCATGTTGCTTCATCAGTTGCTTTATTTCTGCCACTATTGCCAAATAGTTGCCCTTGCTGAACACATCCACATCTACCGACACAACCGAATACAAAGGCTCATTGTCAGCACTCAAGGCTGGGTTCTCTGCGGTGATTGTCCATGTGACAAAGGTTGTTTTCTTCCCCTTATACCGCAGATGTGCCACAGGCACCGTGCCTATTGCATCACCGAATATGGCTTTCAGTTCTTCATTCATTGCCCATCATCCTCAATGTAGCGGTTTTGTACTTCCATCATGGCTTCTTCGATTTCCTTCTTGGCAAAGGACTTGCGGAAGAACGGCTTTTTCTTCTCGCCTGAAGATGTGCCGTATTCTCTCGCCATTGCAATCAGCGGAATCGGTTTGCCTTTGGGATAGGCTTTTGAAGCACTCTCTGCATCATAGCCATAGAAACCAATATGCACATTGATGCCACCATCACTCGGTGTTTCGTACACCTTTGTTATTTTCAATCCCTTGAGCAATGTTTCCGTCCGCTTGAAGGCTCTGCCCAAACCAGAAACAACCTTGTTGTAGACAACAGTTGCACCAGCCTTGCACATTTCGCCCATCATCATCGGTGCATTGGTTTCCAGTTCGTCAAAAACCTTTATCAAGTCATTTGGAAGTTCCGCATTGAATTTCGCCACTACTTTGTGACTTCCTTTGCCTGGATTTCCAACTCCACATTTGCTTCGTCCACATTGTTCAGGTATTCAATGGTATATGACTTTCCATTGTAACGCACCATCATATCCCTTGTGATACTGGTCTTTGGGAATCGAATTGTGAAATTGGTGTATGCCTTCTCAAAATCGGTGTTGTTTGCAATCAGGGTGAACCCCTTGGTGGTCTTGACCTTTGCAT